GTCCGAGTCCATTCCCACCAACAATACAGTCCTCCTGATGCTTGGGAGCCTGGATGGTAAAATGAACCTCCTGTTAGACCATAGAAAAGAAACTCAGGAACAGATAGACAAACTTGAGGGCCGTATGACTGCCCTTGAGAAGACCTTTGACAGTAGTAAAGCTTGGGTCCTCGGGGCTATCGCTGTGGTGACAGGTATTGCAACATTCTTCTCCGACTTCCTGTTGGACAAGATCATGAAGGTGATAAGCTGATGATTGACTATATCATTACTCACCAGGAGGAGATCCTTCTGGCTGCTACCTCTATCGTCACTGCCGCCTCTGTTATCGTCAAGCTGACCCCGACACCTAAGGACGATGCGTTCTTTGCTGGTCTCCTTAAGGTCCTCAACTTCCTCGCAATATCCAAGAAGGTTCCATAACAAAAACAAGAGGAGACCGCTATGACGACCACCATAACACTGCCTCCCCAGTACTTGATGGATAGCCCTGAGGTTATCAACGCCATCAAGGCTGCCCGATCCGATATGATCTTTACCCACGGCCTTGCGAACCGTGGTAACGTTGTGGCTGCCAATCGGACCAAGTTCGTCAATAACGGTGTGAGTTCTGGAAGCTCCATTACCGTTACCTATCGTACCGTTCACTTCACCCGTGGAAGCGGTCGGGTCACCTTCCCGCGCTTTGTGTTCGTCAATTCGGCCTTGTCCGCTACGGGTGAGATTTCCGGCACCCATCCGTTCACCGTCAAGGCCGCTATTGAGTACGGTGGGGTGTCCTACCCCATCTACTTCAATGGCTCCCGTACCAAGCTCCTGGCGATTGACGAACAGGTCATCTCCGATCCTGTGATGCTCAGTATCCCCGCCAACACGCAGTTTGCCGTTCGGACCAACTGCCTTGCGGCCACCCTTGGCGACAAGTGGCCCACGGGTTACTCCCTGACCACGGCCATTGGTGAGAGCTACACGGGCTCTGACGTTACAGATAGTGTGGCCTCCATGGGTGCCTTTGCTGCCACGGGTTACGGCCCCGCCGCAATCCTGGGCTCTGTGGCTGGTGAGGCCCCCACGGTCCTCATCACAGGCTCCTCTTCGGGTGACGGTCAGGGTGATACCGCTGAGGCTCCTTACTATGACCTCGGGTATCTCAGCCGTGCCTGTCGTACCTCGGGGATGGACTATGTGCGCCTTACCCGCCCCTCCGCCACCATGCTGCACTTCCTGACCACCAACAAGCGCCAACTGGAGTTCGTTCACAAGGTCAAGCCCACCCACGTCATCCAACAGCTTGGCTCCAATGACATCTCCAACGGTGCTGACCTTGCGACCCTCAAGAGCCGCGCACAGGAGATTTGGGACATTATGGCCTCCACGGGTGCCAAGGTCTATCAGGCCACTGCGACCCCCGTAGCCACCTCCAGTGACTCCTTCGCCACGCTGGTTAACCAGACGCTCAACGCCAACAACAGTGTCCGAGTCGCCTTCAATGACTGGATACGTTCCAAGCCCTCGGGGATCTCCGGGTACATTGAGTGCTGTGATGTTGTCGAGTCGGCCCTGAACAGCGGCAAGTGGCGCGTGGACGGTACCGCCAATGCCTATACGGTTGATGGTACCCACCTGACCCAGAGGGGCCACAGGGAAACCGCGGCCTCCATGGACCTCCTGGCTGCCATCAAGAAGTGCTGACCATGGATGAGAAGCTTTCCAACCAACTGATCCGTGATGAGGGCCTCAAGCTCAAGCCATACCGATGCACTGCGAATAAACTCACAATAGCGATAGGCCGGAATCTTGATGACGTAGGCCTCACCAAGGAAGAGGCACTCTACCTCCTTGCCAACGACATCAAGCGTTGTAAGGATGACCTTGACCGTACCGTCCCCTGGTGGACCTCCCTCAATGAGCCCCGCCAACGTGCCCTGGTCAACATGTGCTTCAACCTAGGTATCACACGCCTCCTGGGCTTCAAGCAATTTCTGGGAGCCCTCAAGGCTGGTGATTACCAGAGGGCTGCCCTGGAGGCCAAGGACAGCGCGTGGTACCGTCAAGTCGGTGATCGTGCGAAACGTATCGTTGAGTCGGTACGTACAGGAACCGATTGAGACCAAAGATGCCCCGAGTCGCCCTAGTGGCCTCGGGGTATTTTTTCGATTACCTATTCCACTGTGTTAACTCTGTAGTTATACAAATGGTCTCCCTGACCTGAGATATTCCCTGGGCTGGGAGTGCCACGGTGGTCTCTGTTTTACTATTGTCCACCCCTGGAAACCTCTCTTCAGTTCATGTCCGGGGTGTACTCAAGGGGTATTGAACGTGCCTTTGTGTGCCCGACTGTGTTTATACCGAATGCACCACAACAAAACACTTGACCATGTGGGAATATCTCAGTATCAAGAAGGTGCTTTTCGTTAGGAACTATCCCGCTACAAGGAGTCTACCAAGTGACCCTATCAGGACATGAAGAGATGCTTGCCCGGACATCCATAGCGGAACAGAGGGAGCATGAGACACGCGCGATACGCCAGTGTCTCAAGATGCTCAGATGCATCCAGGAGGAAATAGCCGAGATGATCCCCCTCCAGATCGTGACCACCTTCCTCCTGGTGGCCCAGTACGAGGGGAAGAGCCTCAGGGAATACACAGAGCTTTCGGGGATCGCCCAGTCCACCATGAGTCGCCACCTGCTGGACCTCGGGGAACGCCACAGGGCCGGTAAGAAAGAGGGCTACGGCCTCGTGGACCGCAGGCAGGACCCGATGGAACTCAGGAAGAATGAGTACAAACTGACCGCCAAGGGCCGTAAGCTGGTCACCAAGCTCACCAAGGCCCTGACGACGGACTGACGATAGACTGAGGGCACTGAGGGGAAAACCCTTGCGGTTATCCCCTACTTGTTCCAACATCCCCTGAGTTTCAACCTTGGAGGTCTTAACGGACCCACAAAAACTTAAGCCCCGCTGGGCGAACCATACGGGACCTAAGGGGATATCTATCCTGGCAGATAGATCATCCCTGAAATCCCCTCTCCAGTCAACCCCAGAAATTAATGTTTCTGGTGACGGGTGTGGTTTGCCTCAAGGGGCCTCAGGGAGCCTCTTATGTACGCCAATCCCCACAACGATCCCTACACCAATGCCATCCTTGCCGGTAAGGCTGCCCGTATGGAGGCCGCTAGGGCTGTGCCGCTGGATGAGATGTGGAAGGCGCTTGAGGAAACATCGGCGCATACCAGGAGGGCCAAGGCTGCCTATCTTAGGGGGAGGCCCGCACCCAAGCCCCCGAGGACCCGTATGGATGAACCAAAGCCCTCCCGCCAATATGTCACCATGCAGACCCTGGCTATCAGGGATGCCCGGTTATCTAAGACTACTGTGGTTGTCTTGGCTGAGATATGTGCCCTTTCAGGTGCCACAGGGTACACAGATGTGACCAATGCGGCCCTCGGGGCCCTCGTTAACAGGTCCAGGAGCACCATCAAGCGTGCGATCAATGAGGCTGTCACATTCGGGTACCTGGAGACTGAAATTCTCTATACAGCCCGTGGATCGGTTTACAAGCGTCGAGCGCGGCCAACGTCACAGGCGTGGCCCTATTGGCATCCACAGGGGCAAGAGCCTGAAGAACCCTGTGGGTCCATATCCGCGCCGCATATAACTACCTCTTTGAAAGAAGAGTCTTTTGAGGGAGATACCGTGACAGAGTTATCCACAGACGATGCCGATAAGGTCCTCCGCGCCATTGCCGAGCAGCAACCGGACCTTGATGAGGTGGCCGCAAAGTCCAACGTAACACGGGAGGGCGCCATCAACTCATACATCCGCCTAGTGAAAACAGGCCTCTGTGAGGTGGTGGAGGGTCCTGAGGGCGTCAGGATTGTCCCTGTCATGCGCAAGAAGAGGAAAAAGAGGCTCTTCAGGCCTTAGGGTTCCGATAATACAACCTTATCGGAATTAACCAGGGTTTAGTCCGGGGAGATTGGCCGCTTTCAGAAAAAGAGCAGGCGTAACTAGTTTCCTGTTTACAGCGTAACTAGTTCTCTGTTACTCTCTGTCTCAAGGAAGCAACCCCGACAGACGGAGCCGAGAATGAGCAGGATCGCTGGATATAAACAGTTCGTGGGACAGTTCTGGACCGAGGCTGACGGCTGGCAGGATAGCGATCTGGACTTCGACACCGAGGAGGAAGCGCATGATTGGTGCCGCGACCGCCCGCACTGGCGGTTCTACGACGCGGACGCCAAGAACGAGGCGGATCAACTGGAATACATGGCGGCCGAGGCGGAACGCCTCAGCGCAGCAACACCGGAATGCGGCTGCGAGTGGGGTTGCTGGCGCTGCCAGGAGGATGACGGACGATGACGGGCAGGACAACAGCCGCCGACCGCATGGCGCTCAAGCGCCAGCGGGAACGGGAGGCAGGCTTTACCGAAGTGGCGGTCAAGATACCTGCCAGCCGCAAGGCCGAACTGCTCGCCATCGCGGCGAAGATGAGAGAGGAAGCGAGTGCTCCCAAAGCCGCCGCCGACAGCTAGATATTTTACCAAACGACGGTTAGTGCTGTTTGTTAGTCTGGTAAAAGCGCCGGGTAGGCTCTTGAACACAGCCGTGTTGCGGCTTGGGGACAATCCCCACCTACCCGACAAGACCACAGTACCGCCCACAGGTTACCAAGCGTTTAACCACTAGGCCTCCTCATGGCCCTCTTCAGAAGCCTCCTGGTCCCCCCAGGGGGCTTTATTGCTGTCTGGCTATCCTCCCGTCCCTCAGGGCTCCCCAGCCTCCCCTCAAGGGCCTCCAGGCGTCCCTGAAGCTCCCTGATAGCCTCCATGACCTCAGGCCCGCTAACAGGCTCTGGGGCTTTAGGCGTGTCCGCTATCAATCCTGCTAGAGCCTGGGCGAACCCTGGGTTTTCCCTGAGTTTGGCCGCTACCAGTCGGATCAACCCGTGGTGTTCCTTGGGGACCCTACAGTTGACTTGCGGGTTAGGCATCGCACGTTCTCCATAGGCTGTTAGCGGGTCCATACCACATGATAGCATTTTAGCCATAGGGTGTGAACTGGCTCACAATTAGCCTTGTCGAAAGGGGCAATTTGCGTTTAAATATACCCATAAGATAGACGGTCCCGAAACATCGAGTAAACAAACCCCAAGGTTCTCAAGGTGTCCACAATCATCAACTGTTAACGATGTAGGGGTATTAGTGAAATCAGGCTTGGAAGAGGCCCTCCGGTCACCTTCAGGCCAACCTGACAAACGGCGAAAAAGGTAATGAGTTCAGGGGTTTGGATCTGAAAAGTTCTAAAACCCCCACCTAAGACACAGGGCACCTTAAGGCCCCCTAGGTCTCTCTCATAAGGTACTGATTGTAGAGGTTCCCTTAGGTAACCCTAAGGCCCTCCCGCCACAGCTACGCCTAAACGCAGCACCTTCTGGGACTGACCCAGAACGTGAATACCCCCTCCTTGCAAACACAGGTTCGAGATGCTCAACGCTGAAGCCCTGATCCAGAACACCGCAGACCGTACGGGCCTCCAGGCCGAACTGGACAAACTGGCCCGTATCGACGGCAGGGAGCGGTTCCTTGAGAGGACCGCCAAGGCCCGCCAGAGCGGTAACGGTGTGGACACCAAGGCAGGACAGGTAACCCTCCCCCTCCTGATCCCCCATGTTGCCCTGAACCTACAGGCTGCCCTGGAAGAGGCTGCCCCCAAGGGCCGCGCTGGGAAGACTGCCCGGTGGTACTCCGTCTACAAGACCATCGGGAACATGGACCTCTTGGCCGCTGAGGGTGTCCGCTCGCTCCTTAACGGTGTTGGGTCCCAGCATCGGTGTCAGAAGGTCCTCATCAGCCTCGGGAAGGCCGTTGAGAACGCTTACCTGATCCAGACCCTTCTGGACCAGGATGAGAAGTCCTGGACCAAGCGTATCAAGAAGGTCCAAGCGTCCAACGATACCGCCTCAGGCCGCGCCAAGGGTCTCCGGGGGACCGCCAAGGCCCTCAAGGCCGAAGTGGAGGAGCCCTGGGGTGATGATGAGTGCCTCCAGATGTCCGTGCCCTTGGCTAACGCCGTCCTTGCCACTCACCTGTTCGAGCGGTGCGCTGAGACGGAGGACGCGGACACGGTTGATTGGTTTGGTCTGACCCCCGAGGGTCTCTCACTGATCCAGGAGCTTGACGAAACCCACATGTGGACCCAGCCCAGCCTGTGGCCCATGGCTGTCCCTCCCGCCCCCTGGGCCGATGTCAACAAGGGTGGCTACCATGACCAGGATATTGCCAAGCGGGTCCCCATGATCCGTACACACAACAAAGACCACAAGGCCATGGTCTCCCAGGCCCTCAAGGCCGGGAAGATGGATCAGGTGGTCAAGGCCCTGGACGCCATCGGGTCCACCCCGTTCAAGCTCAACGCCCCTGTGGTGGATCTGGTCCGCTGGGTGGCTGAGAGGGAGAAACAGGGGGCTTCCCTGGGGATCAAGAAGTTCCCCCGGCTGTCCCGTGTCGCCATCCCTGAGCGGCCTGAGAACTTCGATGGCCTGAGCCACGGGGAGCGTAGCAAGATCATCCAGGCTGAGAAGAAGGCCCGCAGGGTCAACAAGGGTATTGGCCCCAATGCCGTGAACCTGAGTAACGATATGTCCATGATGCAACATCTGCTGAAGCTGGGGACCTTCTACCTACCCCACAACATGGACTTCCGGGGCCGTGTCTACCCGGTCCCCGTGTTCAACCATCAGCGGGCCGACTACATCAAGGGGACCTTCACGTTCTCCAACGGTAAGCCCCTGGGAACCCACGGTCTCCGCTGGCTGTCCCGTGCCCTGGCTAACGCGGGAGCCTTTGACAAGATCGATAAGCAGTCCTGGGCTGCCCGTGAGAAGTGGGTGGCTGACAATATGGAACTGATCATTGCTACCGCCACGAACCCCAAGGAGGACCTGAGGTGGACCAAGGCTGACGCCCCCTTCACCTTCTATGCCTTCTGCCTGGAGATGTTGGCAGCCCTGAAGCACCCCCAGGGGCCTGAGGCCTTCGTGTCCTACCTCCCGATTGCCCTCGATGGTTCTAATTCAGGTGTCCAGCACTATAGCTGCGCCCTGAAGGCCCCTGAGGGGAAATACGTCAACCTCGTACCCCAGGACCTCCCTGCTGACTTCTATCAGGTCATCTGGGGTGACGTGGCTCAGGTCTGTCAGGACACGATCACCAAGATCGCACCCCTCACAGGGGACGCACGGGATCTTATCGCCCCTCTGGCCCAACAGGTCCGCGAGTGGCGCAAGGAGAACCCGAAGTCCAAGGAGGTTTGCCCTGTCCAGGAGACCCTTGAGCGTGCTTGTGCTGAGGTGGTCCTTCAGGTCAACGGGGGCCGCTCCTTGGTCAAGCGTCCTGCCATGACCTACGGGTATGGTAGCGTTGCCTATGGCTTCAAGGAACAGCTTATGGAGGACCATATGGACCCTCTGGAAATCGACCGGATCTCCGGGAAGATCGCTGTCCATCCATACGGTGACGATGCTGGGGAGGCCGTGGCGTCGTGGTTGTCCAAGAGGATCTATAAGGCCGTGGTTGACCGCCTGAGCCTCGTGAACAGGGGCATGGGGTTCTTTCAGTCCTGTGCCGCAGCACTGGCCCATGAGGGGAAACCGATGATCTGGCATACCCCCCTGGGGCTCCCTGTGGTCCAGGCCTATCAGCAGTATGAAACCAAGCGTGTTGAGTTGTTCCTGTATTCTCAGAAAGTGGAGGTCCCCACCCTCAAGGACGTGGTGCAGGCTGATGGTTCCGTCCTGCAACGCTACCGCGCCAGTGCCCGCATCAAGCCCACGGGGGAGATCCTGAAGGACAAGCAGAAGTCCGCCATTGCGCCCAACGTCATCCACTCCATGGACTCCTCCCACCTCATGAAGGCCGTCCTGTATTCCCTGGAGCACAACATCACTGACTTCATGCTCATCCATGACAGCTTTGCTACCCATGCCGGTGCTTGCGGGAATCCTGACGTTATGGAAAATAGTGGCTTCTTCTGGATTGTAAAACAGTCCTTCGTGGACCTCTATGAAGAGTATGACCTGTTCACCGAGGTTCACAACGCCACCCTGTTGGCCCTGAGCCCCGAGGGCCGGGAACGCCTGGAGGCCATGCCTGACGGCAAGCTCCCCCAGAAGGGCACCCTGGATCGATTGTCAATCCTCACCAGTCACTACTGTTTTAGCTAAACGATCCCAGAGTTGGGAGTGTCTACCATGAGGGAGCCTTCGGGCTCCCTTCTTTTTTCGTGGAATTAGTGAGGAAGTTCAAAGGGTTACGATAGGTTCCGTTCCAAAACCCCCACCTAAGAGAACCCAACGCCTGGAGTCACCCATGCACATCAATCCCATCCGTACCCTCCTGTCCCACAAGGACCGGACGATGATCCGCCTTGCGATGCGCCCAGGCTACGTCAAGCCCCGGCTGGAGATGGAAGGACGCCTAGCCATCGCCGACAAGATCGTGGAGGCCGCTCTGGCCCCCCTGCCCGTGGATAACCCTGAGAGTGCCCAGTGGGACAACAGGAGGGAGCGATGATCGATATGTCCCAGCCGGTCCACAGGCTCTCTAATGCGGAGCTTGGGGATGAATATGATGACCTGACGGAACTGGAGTGGCGTGGAGTCATCACCAGGAAACAGGAAAGACGCCTTGAGGACGTGGAGCGCGAGTGCTTCACCAGGGGCTTTTTCTCCAAGTAGCTCAATCACTTAGACCTAATTCCGTTCTAAAACCCCCACCTAAGAGAACCCAGGGCAACCCCCTCGGTTCACCTCTCCTCACAGCACACTGAAGGATGACCTTCCATGATCACCACCACTGCCCCCCGTATGTTCGCCCTCGGTCTGTCGTACTTCCTGACTGACTATGCGTTCCCTATGGACTTTGAGATTGCCGCTACCGAGGCCTATGGGGTTGAGGAAGCCACCCAGTTCATGAGTGACATCGAGGAGGCCGCTGAGGCCATCGAAGACATGGGCCTGGAGAGCGTCCAGAATTACCTCAGTGCCTATCACCTCTCCCTGGAGACCGGCATCCAGTTGGTCACCGTTGAGTATGACATGGCTGAGGGGACCTCTAAGGTCACCTTCACCGCTTAATTGCGCCTACAACCTCTCAACATCAGGATTATCCAACATGAGCAAGTTTAAGACCGCCAAGGGCATTGCGAGCTATCCCAGCCTGAACAAGACCGAAATGTACCAGGGGCAGGACACGGGCTATTACAAGACCAAGCTGATTCTGACCAAGGCTGAAGCCAAGCCGCTGGCTGATATGGCCCGTGAGGTCGCCGCTGATGAGTACGGCCCCAAGAAGGTCCCCAAGGTCGCAATGCCCTTCAAGGTGACCGATGATGGCAATGTCATCTTCACGTTCAAGAGCAAACATCGTCCGGTGATCTATGATGCCAAGGGTAATGTGATTGAGGAGGAACTGAAGATCGGTTCCGGTTCGATCATCAAGATTGCTGGTAACTTCAAGCCCCAGAAGGGCCGTGAGGGCATCAACGCTTACTTCTCGGCTGTCATGGTCGTGGAGTTGAAGACCTATGGCGGCGGCGGTGGCTTTGGTGCCGATGATGCCGAGGATGAGGGCTTCACGCATACCAAGGGTGCCGCGGGTGCCTTTGATGACGATGACGCTGTTGCGGCCCCGGCCTCGGATGATGAGTTCTGAGGATGC